ACCGCATGACCACGATTCTGAACGCCAGCGAGGATGAGTTGGCTCGTCGCATTCGTGACAAGCTGCGCACGATGCAAGGGCTGACGAGACCTGTCGAGTGGCAGCGTCTCGAAGCCTTGCAGGGTACGCTGGCAGCAATTCGGAAAGAGTCGTGGGACGAAGCAACCAAGTTCCTGACCGAGGAAATGGTTCAGCTGTCATACCAGGAACCGATTCAGCTTGACGCCATCTTCAAGACGGTGCTGCCTGTAGCGGTCGAGACTGTTATGCCCAGCGCGCGGTTCCTGCGCCAGATCGCACTGTCACGCCCGTTCGAGGGTCGCATCCTCAAGGAATGGGCGGACACGATGGCAGCGGACGACATTCGACGCATCCATAGCTCTATCCAGGCGGGTATGGTAGCAGGCGAGGACATGGCGACCATCGCGCGACGTGTGGTCGGGACTGGTACGCTCAGAGGTGCTGACGGTGTAACGGAGATCACCCGTAGGCAGATCCAAACGATCACGCGGACTGCTGTGCAGCACATTGCCAACGGTGCGCGCGACGCATGGTTCGCTGACAATGCGGACATTCTTACCGCGGAACAGTTCGTAGCGACGCTGGACTCCAGGACGACGCCCATCTGTCGCAGCCTTGATGGAAAGACGTTCCCCGTGGGCAAGGGTCCGCGCCCGCCGTTGCATTTCAACTGCCGGTCCTTGCGTATCGCCGCGATTGATGGTACGCTCGCCGGTGACCGTCCTGCAAAGCCTACCACGGAAAAGATTCTGGTGAAGGAGTACGCGGACAAGAACGGCCTGGGCGACATCAGCTCGCGTGACGCGCTGCCGCGCGGAACGAAAGGTGATTATGACAAGTGGGCACGCGGAAGGGTGCGGGAACTGGTGGGGCCGATCCCTGCCTCTACCAGCTACCAGACGTGGCTCAAGGGCCAGTCTGTTGCGTTCCAGGACGAAGTCATGGGCGTAACGAAGGCAAAGCTGTTCCGCGACGGTGGATTGGAACTCGACAAGTTCGTTCATCGCAGCGGCGACGAATTAACCCTTCGGGAGCTTGCACAGAAGCACGCAGACGCATTCCGTGCCGCTGGGCTGGACCCGAGCAAGTATGCGAGTCCCAAAGGCCTTTCTCCGCTTTCTACTCTGAAAAACGAATTTAAGGCGCCCCCAGCTGGAACAGACGTACAGTTTCAGTCCGCTATTGCTGGAAAAGTGTCTATGAACGGTAAAGAATTACGTATGAGGAACATAATGAAGCTATCCGAATACGAAGTCACTGTGACATTGGAGAAATATAGGAATTTAGTTTCTGATATTTCTAAACTGACGCCAGCGTATCAGAACGTGAAAATCTCGGACCTTTCAACAATACAACGGGAAACGGATATCGAAGTTGTGAAAAGGTTATTCACGTCGGGGTTTCAATGGGACAAATTCGTAGCAAAAGGCTCCTCCGATTCTTTGACAGGGCTGGATAAACTAGAGACAGGGCTTCCCGTAGTAATTGTCTCCCCAAAAGACGGGTCGCAGATACTTTTGAACGGTAATCACAGGGCTGCGGCGTTAGCATTGATGGGGTCGGATACAATCCCGGTCCAACTCTATAGGCCCGACAAGCTGAATTTATAATTTTGATCACAATGGTGTGGTCAGCAACCCGCCACATGAGTGGCATTTGACTAGGAGATGGAGCATGGCTCTCAAAGCGATTCTTGATTCGATAGACGACCTTCCCGAAGACGTCAAGAAAGAGTATGTGGAGAAGAACGGTAAGTTCGAACTCCAGGTGGAAGGCATGAAGACGCAGGCGGACATCGACCGTCTGCAGGGTGCGCTCACCAAGGAACGGAATGACCACAAGGTCGTCCGTGAGCGTCTCGGCTTGCTCGGTGATCGTAAGATCGAGGACGTGCTGGCAACCCTGGACCGCATTCCGGAACTGGAAGCTGCGGCCGCGGGCAAGCTGGATGAGAACAAGCTCAACGAACTGGTCGAAGGCCGTATCAAGACCCGTGTCGCCCCGCTCGAGCGCGAAAAGGGCCAGCTGGCTCAGAAGGTGCAAGAGCTCTCCGGTGTGGTGGAACAGTTCCAGTCCAAGGAAAAGACCCGCACCATCCATGACGCTGTGCGCGAAGCGGTGGGCAAGGCCCAGGGCTTCCAATCCAGCGCGGTGGAAGACGCCCTTCTGTACGGCGAGCGCATGCTCGAAGTCAATGAAGAAGGCAAGGTCGTCACCCGTGACGGTGTCGGCGTCACTCCCGGCATCGATGCAACCGTGTGGCTCACCGAGATGCAGTCCAAGAAGACTCACTGGTGGGGCCCGTCGCAAGGCGGTGGCGCTGGCGGCAACCGTAACGGCGGCGCTGGCGGTGCGAACCCGTGGAGCGCTGAGGGCTGGAACATGACGGAGCAGGGTCGGATCCTCAAGGAGAACCGTTTCCGTGCCGAGCAGCTGGCCAAGAGCGCTGGTACTACCATCGGCGGTCCGCGCCCGCAGCCCCGCAAATAATCAAACTCGGGGGCTTGCAACCTCGAAGGGCTCATGCTACATTGCGGATCATTGTGGCATGAGCCATATTAACGATCGAACGCCAGGCCATGGGGTGCTGGATTCGAGTCTAGCAAACTTGATCCGAACCTTTCTGAAGGAGAATTCATATGGCTTCCGGTGTAACTCGTATCGCTGACGTCGTCGTCCCCGAGATCTTCTCGCCCTACGTCCAGCAAATGACCCAGGAAAAGTCCCGCCTGATTCGCTCCGGCGCGATCACCCTGGATGCCCAGCTCAACAGCGCCCTCGCGGGTGGCGGCCTGACGTTCAACGAGCCGTCGTTCAAGGATCTGGACAACGACGCTGAAAACGTCTCGACCGATGATCCCGCAACCGACAGCACGCCGAACAAGATCGGCACCGCTACCGAGATCCAGGTCCGCCTGTCGCGGAACAACTCCTGGAGCTCCATGGACCTTTCCGGCGACCTCGCTGGTGCGGACCCCATGCAAGCGATCGCCAACCGTGTGTCCGATTACTGGGCTCGCCGTCAGCAGGCCGCATTCGTTGCGACCCTGAACGGTGTGTTCGCGGACAACGCCGCAGCGCCCACCGGCACCGTGCACGTCCAGAACGACATGACCCATGACGTTTCCGGCGCTGCCTTCGTGGATGGCGTGACGAACTTCAGCGCGGAAGCGTTCATCGACGCGACCGCTACCATGGGCGACAGCATGGAAGACCTCACGATGGTGATGGTGCATTCCATTGTCTATGCGCGCATGCTGAAGAACAACCTGATCGACTTCGTGTCGGACAGCGTCAATGGCAATGCGGTTCGCATCCCGACCTTCCTGGGCCGCGAAGTGATCGTCGATGACGGCGTGCCTCGCTCCAGCGGTGTGTTCAACACCTGGCTGTTCGGTCGCGGTGCTCTTCGCGGCGGCATGGGTTCGCCCAAGGTGCCGACTGAGGTGGATCGCAAGCCGGCAGCCGGTAACGGCGGTGGCCAGGACATCCTGTTCAACCGCACCGAGTGGATCATCCATCCGGTCGGCCACGCCTACGCTGGCACCCCGCCCAACGGTGGCCCGAGCAACGCCTCCACCACGAACAACCTGGCTCACGCCGATTCGTGGAAGCGTGTCTTCTCGGAGCGGAAGCAGATCCGGATCGCGCGTCTCATCACCCGCGAGTTCTAATCTGCACTGGAACAGGGGTCGCAAGACCCCTGTTTCGGATTTAACCCTCCAAAGGAGATGCGATCATGAAAGGCCTTCCTCGTTCTACCAGCCGAGGCTCCCTTGCCCGTCAAGACGTTGTCAAGCAGGTCGTGAAGCTGAACAAGCTCCCGATCACTGTCAATGGCGCGGTCGGCGTAGGCTTCGGCACTGCTGTCCTGGGCGACCTGCCGGAAGGGAACATCTTGTTCCTCGGCGCGGTGTCGTACGTGCAGATCACCAAGGCGACCGCCGCTGGTGTGCAGGATACGTTCGACGGTGACTACAGCATCGGCAGCGCGCCGACCGCTGACGCCGCCCTGAGCGGTTCCGAAGTGGATATCATCGCTTCGACCGCGCTGGGTGCAGCCACCGCTGGCGTGTCCCCGCGTGCCCGTGGCACCAATGCCGCTCAAGTGATCCTGGACAACACCGACGGATCCCTGGAACTCAACCTGAACCTGCTGATCGACGATGCCAACATCAGCGCCGACAGCCAGTCCCTGACTGCAAGCGGCGAGCTCCATATCGTCTATAGCGTTCTCGGCGACGACTAAGGGTAGCGGACGTCTGCATGTGGTCAGTATAATGCAGGCGTCCGTTTCTTAACCACAAACCGGAGAATGACTCATGACGAACAAGATTGTTGAAGCGCTGCTCAAGCTGGATGTCAAGAACGACAACCATTGGACGGCCGACGGTCTCCCGCGCCTGGACACCGTGAAAATGCTGGCATCCGACCAGGCTCTGACCCGCGATTCCGTCGCTGCTGCGGCGCCTGGCTTTTCCCGCGCTACTGCAACCGACTACGCCGCGCCCCGCGCTGAGCAGCAGGCCCCGCAAGCACAAGGCCAAGGGGGTAACGGCAAGCAACAGCAGAGCGCGGCCCCTGCCGCCCCGCAAACGGCCCCGCAAGCCTCGCAGGCAACCGAATCCGATCAGCGAGCTGATGACCTCGATCTTGGGCAAGCCGAACAGCCCAAGATGGAAGGTTCCGCTGGCGTGGCAACCGATGACATCGCGGCGCTCGAAGAGGCGCTGGCCGAGCAAGAAGAGCTCGTGAGCAAGATTCGCGCGCACAAGGTCGAGGTCGATAAGGCCTTCGAAGAAGCGCGTGCGAAGGAAGACGAGCTTCGCGTCAAACTGGAAGAAGCGCGTCCGCAGCGCAGCACAGGCAACGACATCCAGGACTATCTGGCCGCTCAGCGCAAGAACCTGGAAGCGCGTGCTGCCCGTCAGCAGATGATCCGCGAAAGCGGCATCAACCTGAAGGAGCTGGCAAGCAACCTGAAGGCGCCGATCGACGCTGTTCGCGCACGTCGCAACACTCGCGGGGGCTAAGCAATGAAGCAGGCACAGGTGATCGCAAAGAACCGGAAAGGGCGTCAGAACCGCACAGCATTCGCGGCGCTGATCGATACTCCTGCCGTCGGAGCGGTCACCCTGCCTGCTGGTGCGCGCCTCGCACTCAAGAGCGTAGCCGGCGCAACTGCCGGAACTACCGCTGCAACCATTGCGGGAACCAGCAACCGAACGATCAAGACTCCCGCCCTTGCGGCAGGCGAATCCATGACGCTGGACTATGTCGAGCGCGCTGCTGTGGTCACTCCGGCAGCTGGCTTCGAAGTGCTGCTCGATACCGGCCTGGGTCGCTTCGCTAAGATCGGAGGTGCATAATGGCGTTCGTTGTTGAAGACGGGCTTGCCCGCAATCACGCCACTTCGTACGTCACTATCGCGGAAGCTGATGGGTACTTTGCTGACCGCGGAATGACAGGCTGGACGGGTGCGGATGCTGTGAAGCAGTCCGCGCTGATCAAGGCCACAGATTACATCGAGGGGCGCTTCGGACAGCGCTTCATCGGTAGCAAGAAGACGACCACACAGGCGCTGGCATGGCCTCGCACTGGTGCAGCCGACTTCGCTGACACGGATATCCCTGTGAAGCTGCGCCGCGCGTGCTGCGAATACGCTTTGCGGGCACTGACCGCTGAACTGGCACCAGACCTCAAGGTCGATGCAAGCGGTCTCACCGTTGTCGCAACGAAAAAGA